CAAGAATTATTACTATACCGGGGATGTAAATTCAGGGACAGCACCAGTTTCCCCGTCACACGTTCATGCTGTCGGAACGATTGAAGTCACCGTACACAATAGCTTGGCTGTCGGTGATGGTGTCATTCTAATAAGACAGCAAGAAGGTCAACGCTTCATTGTTGTGGATAGGATAGGATAAAACACAGGAAATGCAAAAGTCCTTGGTGCAGATCAGGGACTTTTGTTTTGGCTTGAAAGATGATATTATTAAGGCAAATAAAAAAGGGGTGAAGTAATATGTCACAATCAATGCCGTCATTTTGGGATAGTCCTTATTTTGTCCCTGAACCTGACAACTGGCATCTGACAGAGGATGCCCCGGAAGAATTAAAGAAAGAATTTGCAGAGTATATGAAAGACGAAAAGGGTATCAAGGTCAGACAGTTGTTTTCAGAAGTTGATTTTCCACCTACAATGACACAATTTTTTGATTTAGACAGTGATGAACTACTGGATGAAAAGATTAGAGTGTTGACGGCGTTAAAAGATGGAAAGCAGATTGCAGATATTCCAAACTTTTATGCTATTTTGGAATTATACCCCAAAGACGGGGAACATTGGGACTAAAAATGATGAAAGCGGTTCAATCTATGGAAATTAAAAGAAAGGGGTGACGGGTGATGTCAAGTAACTGGTACAAGAACAATGAAACAGATCAGATTTGGTGGAAAGATACACCTGATTCAGTCGGTGAATGGCTGTTCAGTTTTGACAAAAAGCAAGTGTTCAATATGTTTGCTGATTATCCGCACAACCTAACACCTGAACAGAAAAAAATATTTGATGAAGAAAATCCTGAATGGTGTGAGTTCTTCAAAGATAGAGTATAGAAAGCACGGTCAAATAGCCGTGCTTTTAGTTTATCAAGTAATTCAACCAAGCGTTTATATAAGCGTTAT